GGCCACTTAAAGAACGTGGAGTTCCAGTCTGATCCCCACAGGGCCATTCGCGCGGGCCTTGGAACCAGAGAACAAGGAATGACCCCCTTGGCACTTGAAGAGGGTCAAGGCAAGGCGCCGTTTGCCATGATGGTTGGTGACAACCAAGTCACAAGCAACGACGAGGTCCGCAGGATGCTTGCAGAGGCCTTAAAAGACCCCACATGGCGCCAGATCGGCATGAACCCATACCGCGGGTCACAATTTTACGATAAGGCCGACATGCAACCTGTATGGAGCGCGGCTGAAAAGATTCAGGCCGGCCCACTGGTGCTGGCCCGTGACGTAGAGAAAACATCGTGGAAAGACCCACGACTAAAAACCAAGTACGGCGTGAACTACGCACAGGGTGGTTTGACACACTTATAGGCTTGGGGGAGAAGAGTGGCTACCAAACCACCCCCCTCTTCGCCCTTATTTGCGGTAGCGTGTGTCGATCCAAGACTCTGCCGCAAGCGGGAAATCTCCCGCCCAACTTGGTGGTGTGGTCAATGACTTCATCACCAATTCTTCAGTTTGTTTCGCGTCTTCTACACGGCATAACGAAAGAATTTCATCATGGATCAGGTTAATCACCGACACGCCTTTACCCTCCAGTTCAAGCGTAGCCTCGGCAAGAAAATCTCTTGCGGTTCCTTGAACGGCGGACTGGAAGATGCTAGACCCAATAAGCTTGTTGCGGCCCCACTTGCGGGTGAAAGTGTTCTGACTGGTGACATACACCACGTCAGCCAACTTACCCCATGGCGTGTGCTCCTGAATGACCTCAGGGGCTTGCCAACAAATTAAGCGGCCACTAGGCAGTTGCATCCACATCGCTCCTTTAGCCACTTTTAGCGCGACCTTGCCGGCTTTAAATACACTCCCCGGCTCCTTAATGGCGTCGATGGCCGCTTGGCCCATTAGAAACCAACAGTTCTTCACCTTGGCATAAGACAGCCTGTACGCGTTTACGGCGTTTTCTGCCTGTCCGAGATCCAACATCACCCCCATGCCTTCAGCGTAGGCCACAAGTCCCTTTGCGCCCTGCCCAAACATGCAACCGAGCACAGCAGACTTACTGACCTGACGCATGTCCTTGGTCACCTCTTCGTAGCGCACCTTGTACAGGCTTGTAGACGCGAACGTCTTGTACTCGTCCAGACCTTGGCGGAACAACTCCACCTTGTCATTCTGGCCGGCAATCCAAGACGCCACCCTGTTCTCGATCGATGACAGGTCAGCGTCCACAAAGGTGTACCCTTCAGGCGCCTTGATGGCGTTGCGCACAATCGACGAGCACGCGTCCATCACGCGGTCACCAAAGCGCTCCTTCATGGCCAAGTAACCCCCGTGCTCCAGACCGATCTGCACCGCGTCTGCAATGTCTTGGTCCTTCATCCACAACGCGGGTCGCGCGATGTTCTGCAGGTTGATGCCACGACTGGCCCAACGTCCTGTAGAGGCGCCGTGGTACACCAGACCATTACGAATGCGTCCACCCACCTGCACGTCGGCCATTTTGTTGAACTTGGTGACAGACGTTTTAGACCCCTCAGAACGCAACTGAAGCACCCTGTTAACCTTTGGGTTTTCGTGGACTCTTTTTGCTTCTTTTTCAATCGTCTCAGCTTGCATATCTAACAGGGTCAAATCATTCCAATGGAACCACTCAAGCAATCGTCCACGTTGAGAAACACTAATGCCGTCGGTCAAACGTGTGACTTCTTCGTTGATGTGATCCATCTCGCGGTCCACTAAATTTATCACGTTGCTCAACTCAACGGGGTCCACTGGCACGCCGCGTTGGTTGATCTTCTGCGTGGCCACCCAAACAGCCTGCTCGGATGGTGACAGTTTGCGTAACTTACTGACAATTGTTAACTCTGTCTGTACGTCACGCTTACAGTACTCAAGCATCTCGGCCAGTAACTCTGGATCTTCGTTGAATGTGCCGTTCTTTTTGGGCTTGCTCAAAAGCTGAATAAGCTTTTTACCGCGCTTGTCTTTTTGGACGTCAGCCTGCATGACCGCGCCGGCCGTGTCCAAGTCTTGGGGGATGTTGTTTGCGGCCGCGATGGCCATGGAATCAATTAGTTGCTCCCACTGGATCTCAGGCCACCCAAAGCGGGTGCCTACGCGGTTCCAGATGTGGTGCTCAAACGAAGCATTCCATGCGGCAATTAGGCCTCCATTCGCCGCATGGTCTAGTACCCACTGGGGAACCTGATCTGGTGTCCAGACCTGCACGTCGTCTGTGGTAAATCCTGCGGCGAGGCAAATGATTTCTGTTGTGGGGGACGAGGCGTACACATCAAGGCCGTGGACCTTGAGATCGATTGTGCTACGGGTCTCGAAGTCGATTGAAAGAACTGACATAACTGCTCCTAAGGCATGCAGACGAATCTGCGTTAAAAAAAAGAGCAGGGAAGTTGCCTCCCCTGCTAAAAGCCCAACCAAGGACTCACCATGAAACACACCGAAACTATATCACAGATTTTGTGCGTTTTTGAATTTCGCGCTCAATGTACCATTTGGCTTTCTTCAAGTCCTCAATGGCATCTTTCTTCAAGTCACAGCGCCAGATGTATTTAATCGCGTTACCTAGGTTAAACCCCATGTGTTCAGTAACTTGGATGCACTCAATACCAGACGGGTGTTCCGTGTAGTGAGGGGGCTTATTAACTACATCTGGTTCGCTCATTTGAAAGCGCTCAGTGCGTACTGGTGCAAATGGGCCCACAAACCCATGGCAATAAAGCCAAGGTAGGCGGCGCCAATTATTCCCACCAACATGGTAAAAGCACCGAGAACGTTTTCAAAAATCCGTAAAATTTTATCTTTCATCTTTGCTCCTTAAAGTTCGCATACGCCGGCCACACAGGCAAGCATTTGAGCGCCTTCCACATTATCGGTGTTTTCGGCAAACTTTGCCCACTCGATTGTTGGCATTTGCGCCAACAGTGTGTCGTACTCTTCTTTGGTGCACTCTTCGTACGGGGCCTGTCTGTACGTGCCGCCGTCGTGGGGCAAGAACGACACACCTGACATTTCGTCAAAATGTTCCCAAACAAACGCGCCCACCTTGGGCCACTCACTCTCTTTGACCGAGATGGTCACAGAGGGTTTGTGCTCACACCAGTGGCGCTGATACGCCAACCAGAGGCCCAAGTGTTTGATTGCGTCAATGTCGTCACGTGTGGTCAAACCCTCTGGCGCCTTTTGTGGGAAGCTGAACACGATCGTGTTGTTGGGCTTCATCACACAGGGTTCGTTGGGAATGCCTTGGGAGACCAAGAACTGCGACAGTGGGTCCTTCATGTCACCGCGCACGCGGCGAATGTAGTAGGGCGAGTGGCGTGGGTGGATGCCGCTTGCTGTGTCTGTCAACTGGCTCACAGTACCACTGGGCTTAACGGCCGTGATGGCTGTTGAGCGTGGGATACCGAGCAGGTCGGCGAACTCAGCGTTGGCCTCTTCCGCAACCAAACGCAACTGGGGCAACCACAACGCGGCGCCGTTTATATCGCTTGTGACCTTGTGGTCGTAAATGCCGGTCAAGGACACGCCCAACAAACGCTCTTCTTCGGTGTTTCGTTGCCAGACCTTACGCAGGTACGGGAAGTGTGTGAACGTGGCCTGTATGGTGCCTAAAATGGCCGCCATGCGCACCTTCTGTTTCAGACTCTCCAGTGTGTCCTCAGGACGCACCATCACCTCTGTCAAATTACAGAACTGGTAGGGGCGCAGAATGATTTCACTGCAGGGGTTTGTGCCAAACTCAAAGTTGGGGTCACGCTTGCCGTACTTGGCTACAGCGGCCTTGGCGGCCTCGCGGTTGAAGATGCCTCGCTCGCCTGAGTGGCTGTTGTACAGGGACGTCCACTCTTCCAAGAACGTGCCCACAGTGGGTTTGACGTCGTACACTGCGCTGTTGTTGGCCAGTGCGCGGTGTCCTGCTGTCTCCCACCAGTTACCGGACTTGGCGTGGCGGATGCGTTCGTCGTTCAGGTCGGACAAAGAGATCATGGCAGAGCGGCGCACGCCACCCACCACAACAACCTCACCAATCTTGCACATCAGGTCGTGGCACTCAAGCGTGTTCAGCTTGCGGCCCTGTGCGGCCTTAAAGATTTTGATTGTGAAGTGGAACAGGTCAACCAGTGGCTCGGGACCGGATGCGCGGCCACCAAAGGTCTTCAGAGGCGCTCCTGCGGCGCGCACCTTGCTCACGTCCCATTTTGGGATTTCGCCGGCGTACAGGTTTGCAATCAGCAGGCGGTATGACTTGGCCCAACCTTCTTTGCTGTCGTGCACATTGATGACGT